AAGGGACCATGTGAGCGAACCAAGGATGGAACGTGTTTGTGTTTGTTCCCTAGCTGCGCTTGTCAATGGCCTACACTTTGGCAAAGATTCAAATGGTGGTTGGAACGCTTATGACCGAGGAGCGCAAATGCCAATTATAAAAAGCCGCGTAATTGCCGGCCAGGGCGTGGTCATTTGGTACATCTTCCCAGACGGCCGAGTTGCAACGATGTTTTATCCATATCAGTCATGACCGAAGACAGGATGCTTACGTTATCACATTGGGGAATGTTTGCGGTTGCTGCGGATGATATGTATTGGCATTTCTCCTGGTATGTAGCGCCGTTTTGAGCAGTGACAGGGAAGGGTGTGGCCGAGCAGTCAGGCGCTGGTGCACCAGAGACCTCCGTGCGATGCGGAGCACCTTTCGCCATTGGTTCTGTTCTGGGCAACAATAGTATTGGAACCTTAACGCTCTTGGTGTATTGATACCTAGGTGAGGTGATTTGCATGGGTTGCTTCTCCCTCGGCTTCTGGGAAAACGTCTGCATCCTGATCGTGATCATCATCGCGCTCTGGTCGCTGATCCAGTTGCTCTTGCCCTATGTCATGCAATTCCTGCCCGGCATCGTGGTGCAGATCATCCGCATCGTGATCTGGGCCATCATAGCCATCATCTGCATCAAGATCATCTTCGACCTCCTGGCCTGCCTGCTTGGCGCCGGAGGTGGCCTCGGCCTCGGTTTTCACCACTGACAGGCCCCGCCAGTCTCAAGTAGAAATGCTCCCGCCGGCAGAACCGGCGCCGCCCTCGATCTGCAGGGGATGTTGACAAATGAGCAATGGATGGAATCACGACTGGAACCACCAAGCCTGGGAAGATGCGCCCCTATGGGCTAGAGTCATTCGTGAGATGTTGCGCATCGTCACGCTAAATCAGGAGACTATCATGTCCGCACTTACCGATCTGCAGGCAGCCGTTGCTGCCGAGGATACCGTCATCGCCTCCGCCGTCACCTTGATCAACGGCATTCCCGCCCTGATCGCCGCTGCCGGCACCGACCCCGCCGCACTGACCGCGCTGCAGTCCGACATCACGGCACAGGCCACCGCACTTGCCGCGGCGGTTGCCGCCAACACCCCGGCCGCCACTCCGCCCGTAACCACACCGCCGGCCTCGGCCAGGAAGTAACGATTGCCAACTAGAGATGCCGGGCATAGCTTCACCGCCATGTCCGGCATCATTCGTTCCTGGATTTGCCAGAACCGTAACTGCGAGGCCTGGTTCGATTCCTACGAGCCCAACCCCGCCTGTCCGAGTTGCAAGTGCGTACGGACCACCTGGCGCCCGGCTGGCGGTCACATCGGCAACGGCGCCAAGGGGGCTGATGCCGAACTGCGCGCGCTCGCCGACCTGTTCAAGCTGCCCGATCTGAATTCTGCGCAGGAAGGCCGCTGCGCCAAGAAGGTCAGCTTGCCTGCCGCACCCAGCGCAACGCCAGCCAACGTGCATAATTTCGGCGGTGGCTTCATGGCCGCGATCGATCCCTCGCAAGGCGCGCAATGCGTGCCGACCGCCAACAAGGTTGACTTTAAGGTCAAGGCGGCGCCCGGCACGGCGCTGCAGCGGAATTCCGCCTATCCCGAAATGAGGTCCAACACCGCGATCGAGGCGAGGCACAAGCCGTGAAAATCCTGTTCAACATCGGCCGTTTCTTCCTGATCCGCGCCACCGGAGATAACGAGGATGCCCTGATATTTGCGTATATGCCGCCCGATGCCGCCGGCCGCGGCTTTGGCATTTCGTGGCGCCCGACCTTCGCGATAAGGCCGCTATTCCGATGATCATTCCGGACAATAAGGAACGCCGCGACGAGTTCGTGCAATGGGTGGTCGACACCTGCATGGATTCGAAAAAGGACCGCAAGGATTTGTACGACCGCCGCCGCCAGTTCTTCCTCTACGGTGGGGAAGACCCCGACCAGGTGATCTACAACCGGATCGAAAGCCATCTTGATCTGGTGGCCTCGTTCCTGTACTCGCCCGACCACGCCACGTTTTCCCTTAGTGCGCCGCTCAATTCCAAGGACGAGGTGGTCAAGCAATACATGTCGGCCCAGGACAGCTTCAACAACGACTTCCGCGACGCCGGCATGTTCGACTTCTTCGGCGACGCGCTGATCGGCGCGCTCGAATTCGACAGCGTGATCCTCAAAAGCGGCTGGTCGGACGTGAACGACGACCCCACCTGCAAGCTGATCATGCCGTGGCAGTTCGGGGTGTTCGCCGAGGAAATCACCGAACTGGAAAGCCAGCAGGCGTTCTGCCATTCCTACCATATCGACTATGACAGCGCCTGCCAGCGGCTGACCCGCGCCGGTCTGTCCGACAAGATACCGATGCTGTCGGTGGTCAACACTCCCTATGAATCGCCGTTCCCCGAACTGATTACCCGGATGATCATCAGCCAGACCGGCGGCGAAAACCTGTCGGGGCCGATCGGCGGCTCGCTCAATCCGACCTATACTTCGCGCGCCACCTACCACGCCAAGATCGACCGTCCGCTGGTCGAATTCCACGAATGTACGATCTGGGACGACGAATGCGAGGACTACCGGGTGTTCTGGGTGGTGACGCCGGGCCTCGTGATATCGGACAGCAAGCGCACCATCGAGGCCCTGAAAGCCGCCAAGCAATTTCGCGCGCAGCGCAAGCAGCAGGAGCCGTTCTACAACACGAAGTGCAACCCGTTCCTGCCGCGCGAACACCCCTACACGCTGGTGCGTCCCTATTCGATCTACGAGTACTTCTGGGGCAAGGCGCATATCGAAAGCCTGATCCCGCTGCAAACCTGGTCCAACGAACGGCTCGACCAGATTCACGACATCCTGGAGCGGCAGGCCTACCCGCCGCGGGTCGGCTCCGGCTTCATGGGACTTTCCGACGAGAAGATGGAAGCGTTCGGCGGTGCCGATTCGTGGGTGATGGACCAGTTGCCCAACGCCGCCATCAAGGAACTGTACCCGGAAATGCCGCCCGACATCTTCGCCGACTACATGCAGATCGGGCAGTTGTTCATGGAAGCCTCGGGATTGACCGAGGTGGTGCAGGGCAAGGGCACCGCCGGGGTAAGGTCCAAGGATCACGCCAAGCAACTCGCCACCACCGGCGCCGGAAGGATCAAGAAAACCGCGCTGAAACTGGAGGGACCGCTGGTGCGGCTGGGTGACCTGACCTTCAAACTGCACATGCGCAACGACGACAATCCGATCACGCCCGATCCCAAGGAGGACGGCAAGCCGGGCGACCCGTTCTATTACGCCAACATGAGCGAGGAATATTCGCTGCGCATCGCCGGGCACTCGCACTCGCCGCTCTATGCCGACGACTCGAAGGAACTGGCGGCGTTCCTGTTCAAGGCGCAGGCGATCGATGCCGAGGGCCTGCTGCGGCTGCTCAATCCACCGGATAGGGACAACCTGATCCATTCGCTGCGTGCGCGCGCCAAGAAGAAGGCTCAGGCTGATCTGATGAAGATGAAGATGGGCATCCCGCCGGACGGCGCAAAACCAAAAGGTAACGGCAAGGCCGCGCATCCTTGACGCCCTCTGCAATCGTGATAGCCTCATCACGTTGAAACGGGCGTTTCGGACCTCCCCATCCGATTACGACCGCCATTCCTCCAACCAGGAAGGGAGCATACCATGGCCAAACGTCGTCATCGCCGCGGTGGACGTAAGCACCGCCGGAAGTAAACGGAGCACTAACCCGAACCGAACACCCCGCCCCACACCGCGGGGTGTTTGTTTGCCTGCCATTGACGCCGCCACTTAAAGCGGCGTATCAATTGCGCCATGGAAGCACCTGGAGCCCCGATGGCACCACCGCCGGCACCACCGCCCGGTGGTCCGTCGATGCCGGGGTCACCCGCCGGTGGTCCCGGCGGTCCGGGCGGTTCGCCGGTGATGTCGCCCGGTGGCGGTGCCGGCAACAAGGCCGCCGCGGTGCAATCAGTGAAAGCCGTGATGCCGATGCTGTTGAAAGCGTCCATGGCGTTCGAGGCCGGCTCGAAAGAGCAGCAGGCGCTGCTGCGCGCGATGTCCTCGCTCAATCCGATTTTTGGCAAGGCGGAACAGGCCAACATGGTCCCGGCGGGCCTTGCCCAGATGGCTATGGCCAACAAACAGGGACCGCTCAGTGCAGCCCCGCCGCCGGGCATTGTCAGTAACAACACCCCGCCGCCCGGCATGGGCGGAGGCGCAGAGGGAGAAGCAGCGTGACAGAATATCTCCGACCCAAGGTCAAGACCGGCAATCTGCGCACCCGCCGCATGGAAGAGGGCATCTTCCGCAACCCGCCGGAATATACCGCGCTCGGCGGCTTCACCTCATCAGAAAAACTGACCTCGCCGACCGGCGAACGCTACAAGACCGGCCGGCCGACGCTTGAGCGCGGCGGACCCTCGGCACAAAAAGGAAAGCCAATTTGATGGGTCACGCCGTACCAGGGATCAAGGGATATCAATCCCGCCCCGTGAACGAGCGGTTCGACGAAAAATTTATTCCAGAGCCAAACAGCGGTTGCTGGCTCTGGACGGGAGCAACCATTCCAGCGGGCTACGCCACCTTTCGGGACGCCGATAACAAAAAATGTCTAGCTCATCGGTTCTCCTGTGAGAGATACGTTGGGCCAATACCTCCAGGTAAGCAGATCGATCACCTCTGCCGTATGCGCTGCTGCGTGAACCCCGAACACCTTGAGCCGGTTACCAACACCGAGAATGGTCGGCGCGGTGGGCTGGTTCACGGCTACTGGTACACTCGCAAGTCTCGTCGCAAGAGGGTGACCCAATGACGGACACCCACCAGGCCCCGCCCGCCGACGAACTGCGCGAGCTGTTCCTGAAGCTGGCGCACGACAAGAAAACCCGCAAGACCATCGCCAAGGCGATCCGCGAAATCGCGCCGGACAGTAAGCACGCTGCCGCGTTCGCCGATGTCGATGTGGAGGACAAGTTCGAGGCCTTCAAGCGCGAGCAGGAAGAGGCGGCGATCAAGCGCCAGCAGGACGAGATGCTGGCCCAGATGAACTTGAAGCGCACCCGACTGCTCAACGGCGACTCGTCGGGCCGG